ATGCCAAAAAACGTCAGACCACTCTCCGTGAAGGAGATCGCAGCAATTACACGAGTGGGAACGACTGCTGTCGGTGGTGTTCCGGGACTCTCTGTTCAGGTTCTTCAGACTGGTGACCGCTACTTTGTCTATCGCTATCAGATTGACGGTCGCCGCTCGATGGTCTCGCTTGGATCTCTCTCTGAAATCTCTTTGAAGGTGGCGCGAGAAAGGGCCGCTGCTTATGCAGAGTTGGTTAAGCGCGGCATTTCTCCGGTCGAACACCGTCGAAAGGAAGCAGAGAGACGCAAGCGTGAATCTGATGAGAGTGCAAGAGAAAGAGATCGACAACTATATACCGTTGCCGTGTGTGCAGAGGAATGGATTCAGGAGCGTGTGCAGGCGAACTATTGGGCTGCAAATATCCGTGGGGAATCTGTCATGCGCGCGTATTTTCGCAATCACATCAACCCAAAAATCGGGGCTGTACCGATTGGCGAACTCTCTCCTCAACAGGTATTCGATCTGCTGAGGCCGCTGTGGCAGACGACAACTGATACCGCTGAGAATTGCAAATCTGCAGTTTTTAATCTTTTCCGATGGGCTAAAGCTCGGGGGTATTGTGTACAAGAGAATCCTGCTGACATTAAGGGTGTTCTAGGAGTTCTTCTCGAACCTCTGCAGGCCACTCGTAAAAAAAATCGAAATCTGCCGGCTCTTGATTATCAAGAGATTCCAGATTTCTTTGTGGAATTGATGGCGTCGGATCGAGTGTCTTACAGGATGACAGCCTTTGCTATTCTCACGACTCTGCGGTCGAAGATGGTGCGGCTTGCGAAATGGTCAGACGTGAATTTCCAAGAGCGAACATTGACTATCCCAAATGCAAATTTCAAGACAAAGGGACGGGGGGATCACACAGTGTTTTTGTCGGCGGCAGCCTTGCAGATCTTGAATGGGATGCCGCGATATCCAGGTATTGATTTGATTTTTCCCTCGCCGCGCCAAAAACGAGAACTTTCTGATGCGGCAATGGGAGTTGTCTTTGCCCGACTGCACGAACGAAGTCTTCAAAGTGGCGGAAAGGGATGGATTGATCCCGTGCTATCTAAAAAGGAAGGGGTATTGGTGATTGCGACGCAGCATGGAACTTCTCGTGCAAGTTTTAAGACTTGGACGAAGACCGGAGAAAATCGCAAACTTTTTGATGAGGAGGCCGTGGAACTGTGCATGGCGCACAAGCTCCAGGATGATTATGGCGGGGCATACAATCGCGCGACGTTAGAGCCAGAGCGACGGCAGGTGATGGAGGCGTGGGGACAATACTGCTTTTCAAAATTAAAACTTTAAGCGGGCTGGGAGGATTAGTTCCTCCCATTCTCGTCATGCCTCAATCCGTGCAACAAAAGCATCAATATCGGCTCTGCGAAAGGCGGCGATAGTGGCGCTAAGTCGAATGGGCTTTGGAAAGTCAGGTCGTTCTCTAGCCCAGCGCCAAATTGTTGTCCGTGAGACGCGTAGATATTTGGCTGCTTCGGCGGGCCGCAGAAATTCGCAAGTCTTTAGCGGTTGCTGTTCTGTTTGTGTCATGGTTGACCACCTTAAAGTTGCTGATTCAAAGTGAATTACGCAGTTAGTTCCAGATTGGGGTTACGTTCGATCAAGCCTTCATGGCGTAGGCGTTGATAGAAGAAATACAGTCCCTTGCCGGTTATCCGCGCATGTGCTTTTTTGTCGAGTTCCCCATCGGTGTGCTTGAACGTATGGAAACGAGTCACCATCAGCCCTTTGTTGATCGAAAATTGCATGGCTTGCGTGCCCTGTTTATAGATAAAGCCGTTCGCGCGAAGCCAGTCGAAAAACTTTCTAGGGCGAATGCTGAGCACTTTGGCGGCTTCGGTGATGGTGTGTTCGGCATCTGATGCAGTGACCGCCTCGGCAAAATCGATCTTTGGGGCGTCCTGCTTCACTTTGTGCTCAAGAGCCTGTCGAAGCTCGTACTGCTTTGCCCACTCCCGCGCGGCAATGGCCGGGTTGGTAAAGTCTGGGAGAGCAAATGAGGTCGCTTCCTTCGCAACTCGTTCGCATTCGATGAAGTAAAGACGTGCCTCCTTGCCCTTGCCCTTGGCGTTGCGTTCGACCATGCTCAGCTCTTTCGCCATCGACAACGATATGTAGTATTCGATCGATCGACGGTCCCCACCCCTTTGATTCCCCGAAACGGGGGAATCAATTTTTGCGAAATCAACTCCTTCGATAAAATCGTATTTCTTGATCCGATCTTTAATCCAGGTTGAAAAATCTTTTCCAACATCTAAGAAAGAGTGAAGCTCGCGAGCGTTGCAGGTCTGGATCTGTTCTCCGCCGACATCGGCAAACAGAATTGGAATGAGTTCATTCATTGCGAATGCTCCAAAAGAAAAGGCCCCCGACGAATCGGAGGCCTTGGTTTGTGGTATGCGTTGATAATTATTCTTTGAAATTCTTCGAAGTGTCTTGAATTTGCCTATCAAAGTCAGTGATGTACTTCTGCGTCAGATTGAAAATTGCATATTCGTCTGATGCTTTGCGAACAGCCTGCTTCTTGCTAACTTTTCCATTCCCATCCAATATTGGATAGTCATTAAACTCAAGGAATCGTATAACGGCCTCAGCAAGAGTGCTCATAGTGAACGTCTTATGCCGCTCGATCTGACCTTCGATGTAGTCGAAAAATGAACCGACCGAGCGCTCAAGAGAACTAATTTGTTCTTTGGTTAGATAGTTTTTCGCAATAATAACATCGGACTTAAAAATCCGTCCATCTGGTGCCGTATTCCACGTAGTGAGACCCATGTGCGGTTTTTTATGGTCTGCATGAGTGTAGACAATTTCTGCGGCAGTCTGGCCAGTGATGGCGAAGTGAAACAGATTTTGGACTCTTGCGAAGAACTTCCTTGCTGTTTCCGATCCTTTGTCGTAGTCGATGCTACAGGCGATGAATATGTCAGTCACCTGCCGCCAAATTTGTGCCTCGCTGGCGCGGATTGATCGAACTCGCTGAAGGAGCTCTCGGAAGTAGTCTTGTCCGAACAATTTTTTGCTCTGTTTGAGACGTTCATCATCAAGGGCGAACCCTTTGATGATGTATTCCTTCAGTACTTGTGTTGCCCAAATGCGGAACCGAGTTGCCTGAGTGCTATTTACACGATAGCCTACAGATATGATTGCATCCAGCGAGTAAAACATTGTCTCGTAAATTCGACCGTCCGAGGCAGTATGTGCAAATTTTGCACATACCATATCTTGTGTTAGCTCGCCTGATTCAAACACGTTCTTGAGGTGTTTGCCAATAACGCTTCGGTCAACGTTGAAAACTTCGGCCATCTGGCGCTGCGTCATCCACATGGTTTCATTCAGGATGAACACCTCAACAATAGGGCCGTTTCCAAGCTCGCCATAAAGGACGACGTTCTGCTTTTCAGAAGTGGCACTGATATTGGGTAGAGTTTCGACGTCTTTCTGAGGTTCAGGTTTTTTGGTATGATTCATGTTGTCCTCGTTAAGGATGTTTACAGGCCTCCGGTTCATGCTTCGTTCCGGAGGCCTTCTCATTCTACGGCGTGATGCGGCTCGCTTAGCGGGTCAGCGCCTTGTAGCAGTCAAGCTCCTTCACGTCGAAGCCGAGCTTTGCTAAATCGCGCTCAGCAGTTGACAGATGCATGCCGTGAACTGCTTCCCAGAACTGTCCGGCGCGCGGTGAATCCACGCGGCGCATGAAGTCGATGAAAAGATCGAGTTCTTCGCGGAAGAGGTATCGCACGTAGTAGATGAATGTACGTTGACGCTCCATGTACCTCTCATCGACGAGGAACTTTTTTGGTTCCTTCTGTGGCGCAGCAGATATCTGTTTCGGTGCGGGGGAGTTCAACGGAGGCAATTCCATCGGCGGCAACGACTCAATGAAGGCGATTGCTGCATCGAAGTCAGCCTCGAGAATGTGCGTGTATTTCTCAACCTTGAAGTGATCTTTCAGAGCGCGATAGACAGTCTGATAGTTGACCGACTGCCCGCGCGCTTTTCTGCCGACGGCTTTTTGAATCGCCCAACGGTGCTCAACTGAAATGTATTCGGGCTTCGGTGGATTGCGCAGCGCTTCTTCCATTCGTTCGAATTGATCGTAGAACGCGCACTTGAATTCGAGCGCCTTAGCTCCGGTGAAGCCCATCGCAAGGAGCGAGAATCCCTTGCGATCCATGAGGATGATTGGCGTTGTGCGGGTAGCGCCCTTGCCAATTTCTACTTGATCTTCGGCTTCAATAAAGTTTGCGTGAAGCGCAGGTTTTGCTGTAAGCAAGTCGCGGATACTTCTCAATACGTCGTTGTGACGCTTTTCAAAGTGCGAAGCAACTTCGCGCGAAGATGTGACGGGGTGCCCTTTGACGATACGAAAGGCGTTTGAAAGAACGAGTTCAGCCATTGCTGTCTCCTGCTGAGATTTAAAGACCTCGCACCCAGTTCCAAGTGGGTGGGCGAGGGCTTGCAGGTTGGAACTACCGCTCAACAGGTGACGGCCACTCTTACGAGTGCCTGCAAGTCCTCTCCCGCAAAGGAGACCGATCATGCGCGCAAAATTGCGCAGATGATCAAGACATCAAAAAGGCCGCTATAAGGCGGCCGTGCGCCTGTTGATTTGAGCGGGGTTCCAATCCCGATCAGCGCCGCTTTCGCGCTGACACGGGAAGCATAGCACATACCAGAACACATTTAACAAACTTGACAAACTTGACTAACTTGATGTTGAGGGTCACTTTTCGTACAATGAGGTTACGGATCCTTCGGGAGTCCGTGTACCGAGGCTAAGTGAATTAACGTTTAAGCGCGCTGTAAGCACGCCACCCCTCGGGGAGAAGCCGCCTATATAGAAATTGGCGGCTTCTTTTTTGCTTGTGGTTTTTGCATGAAAATTTTTGTTGCCTCCGACGAATCCGGCGTCTTTGACGTTGCTCACAATTCTGTCTACACATACGGCGGATTAATCCTCTTCTCTAACGAAGAGCGCGAGAATTTGCAAAGAAAGTATTTATCTATTGAGCGGGACGTAAAGATACACGAGGATCTTCAGGCTTCTGATGAAGCGAAGGCTACTGTACTAAGCAATAAAGCAAAGGCAAGATTGTTTCGCTCCCTGAACGGGACGCAGCTTTTTGGAGGGGTTGTCCACCAAAATCTGGTAAACGTAAATATCTTTGCAAACAAAAAGAGCAAACAAAGATATCTCGATTACGTATACAAGATTTCGCTGAAAAGAAAGTTTCAAGCATTAATAGCGAACAACCTGTTAAATGCCGATGATGTGACTTGTCTGTCTGTTTGCGTAGATGAGCATGCTACTGCTACTGATGGACGATACGAATTACGGGAATCCTTAGAGCAAGAGTTCAAGTTTGGAACATTCAACTTTGAATGGACAAAATGGCATCCGCCAATTTTTCGCAACATTCAACAAGTTACTCTCTCGCTGGTTGATTCCAAAACAAATACTCTCGTTAGGGCGGCCGACATTGTGGCTAATCGCGTATACCATGATGCCCTATCTAACTCTTTAGGAAAATCAAGAAAAAACATGACGATTACAGCATTCCCTTAGTGATAGATATCATCTACCTTCACCATATCCTTGATCCAACGAAACCATTGCTGAGCGCCATGCAACGGCGGGTATGCTGTACCAAGAAGAACAAGGCGCTCAAAAATGAATATTGAAAAAGGATGGGGAGAGCGAGCAGAAGGCGAAGCCGGGGTCCGATCTGGCGATGATGAATGGGCGGTCGGTTCCGGTCTCGGCGGGCGTCAGCGCCAGCACCAATTGTGCACGCCGGGGGAGGCCGAGGAGCTCCATTGGGTCGATTTCGTTAAGTTCCATGATTTCTGCTTCTGGTGTTAATTCATATTGAGCGGCGCCCCGGATTGAGGCGTCCTTCAATGCGCCCCGCGCGGAGCGGGGCTGCGGAAATTCAGGCGAGATAAAGATCCCGTGGCAATGAATCCCTGTTTTTTCTGACCAGTTTGTTATCTTTGAACATGGCTTCTTTGACGATCTCTCGAAAGTCTTTACGAAGCGAGGGCGGTTCCCTATAGAAGCTAACCGAGCCACCAGTGGGAATGGCGCGATATTTTCTAGATATCTTTTTAAGATCATTCGCTAGGTCAACCATGTCCGCAACGTACTGAGAAATCCCCTCTTCTGAGAATGTAAATCCTGCTAGCCCGCGATTAAGAAGTCGTTTTTGAGCCATTTCTGCGATGTAGTCCACGTGCATCCGGCGAACGAAGTCAAAGTTATGAACAATGATTTCCGCCTGCTTCTCAGTAAAATAAAGGCCGCCGCGCATTTTGATCAACCCTAGGCTACAAATATCCAGGGTTTCAAGCATATCCAGGAGCTCATCAGGTTTAACGCCTACCCGGCGTGCTAATACTCTATGCGTCACGCGAAAATCGCGGTCATCTGAGAACATATCGTCTTCTTCCATGATTTCGCCTTTGCGCCTTTCGGCGCGTCTTCTTTTGCAGAATGTGGATCGGGGAGGGCGGGTTGGAGTCGGCATCGTATGCCTGCCTGCCATGCAGATGCCCGCCCTTGTGTGATTTCGCCGAAGGGTCTGCGAAACTCGGGAATATCTGCGTCACCCGATTTCCCCAATTAGGAATCCGCCCCGCCGCCCGGGAAGTCATTACGTTCGCCTCAAGTAGCAGGGCGGAAAATTTGAAGCGCTCAGTCGCCTGCTGCTTGAGCAGCCTCGGCGGCCTTCATTTCTGTGAGCCACGGATCCTCTTCAGCAGGAGGAGCCGGCGGCATTCCAGTGGCCGGTGCAGCGCCGAAAAGATCGGCGGATGGATTCACGCTCTCCGGTTCATCAGATCCTGCATCAGGCTGATCGTCAGCTGCGATCGGCGTTGCTGCAACCGCCTCGGAAGAGGTGGCAGTGGTTTCAACAGTCGAAGACGGTGCGGGGACCGCGGCTTTCTTCTTGAGCTTGTCTTTAAGTCCGGCTGCGCCTTTTTTTGCAGATGCATTTGCAGAAGTTTCCGGAGCAAACCAATCTTCGGGCGTGCTCACACCATCTCGAAGACTTCTGTAGATGTTGCGCAAGTTGACTACTTGTGCCGGAAGGATCGAGTCTATGCGGCGTTGAATACGATCTTCAAGCTGCTTTTTGGATACGCCAAACTTAGCAAAAGTCTCCACAAGACCTTTGATGCCCTCAGCCGTCATGTCAACGTTTGCTCTTTGAGTAGCTTCGCACTGACTTAGCGCCGCTTCGGTTACATCGCCTGGAATAACAGACAGGATGCATGAGCGAAGTCGACGAGCACCTTGATTTGCGACGAGTTCATAGATATCTCGATTCTTTGTAAGCTGATAGCTGCCATTACCTGTATCGCGCTTCAATGTGACTTGAAAAACCACTTCGCGTCGCGTGTTGGTTTCTACGTCCCACGCGAAAGCGGCTACCGTGGAAACGCCATCCTTTTGCGACAACTCGCGGATGCCGTATTGAATATTTCCCCAGGCTTGCGCAAGGGCTTCAGCGAGTCTGATTGAGGGGCCGCTGACAGTATTGCTGCCACGGGTATAAACGTAAACGGCTGAATTGGCCAGCGAAGGGCGACTGCACGCATTGAGAATGCGATCCATAGCAACGATGGGGTTGCGGGGGTTCATGCGTGCCACCACAAGCGCCGCTTGCACCTCGGCAATCGCTCGTGCTTGATCTGTAGCAGCCAAGGGATTGTTGGCAGTAGGTGTCGATACCTCAGCGCCAGTTGCAGTGAAGGGATTCACGACAGTTTTTACCGGGATCGGCTCAACAATTTGAGTGGTCATGATTTTTAATCCTTTGCAGGGTAAATTCGGAACGCCCGAGACGGCGCAGATTCCGTCGTGCAGGCTTTGTAGACGTCAAGAAACTTTTCTTTGAGTTTCTTGGAATTGATGGTTTTGCGTGAGCTAGGAGCAGACCATGAGGCAATCGTTTTGCCGTCCCTTTTCAGCGAAACCGCATCCTGCATGAACTCCATGATTCGCAGTTGATACGTCTTTTCTTTCGCATCAAGCAGACTCTTCTGTTCTTTAATCGCGCACAATTTGGTCCATGCGTCAACGACATCTCCAGCAGTTGCTTCAACAGCCTTTTTTGCCGTCGCAACGCGGTAACGTCGAGCTGCATCTTTTGTTGAAGTCAAGTCAGGCGGAGTCCTGGACTCAACCAATGCCCAGAATTCGCTTTCACGCTCGATCAACAACGCTTGAAGTTCTTCATCGGCTTCGACCGTATAGATCCTGAAGTCGTTTCCGCCGATCAGCACTGCGACGTCAGCAGTCTTGACGCCCGTTACAGCAAGGTAGTGCTGAACCTGCGTCATGTAGTAGTCGGGGATTTCATCTGTTCCAACCTCACCCCACCCATCAGACTTAGACGATGTCTTGAACTCAACCACCCGGCCGTCATCAGCGATTCCGTCAAGATTTGCGCGCATGAAAGGGTATTTCGAGCTCACAAATGCCTCTGCGGGCTTCGTAACCGTGCGCCCCGTTTTGTCTGCATATGCCTGACGAATAGGTGCTTCCAGAACACGTCCCCAGTAAAGCGCAGGGCGATCATCTTCTGCTGCGGTTTCATCTATTGGCGTCGTTTTCTCTTCCCAAACTTGGTAAGGAGTGCGCCAAGGAGACATGCCAAGAATCGCAGCGACATCGGACCCGCCGATGCCTTTTTGACGTTCTTTTAGCCAGTCAATTTGAGAAATTGATTTACTCATGGGTTAACTCACATAGTCTTCAAAGAACTTTTTGACAGCTGGATAAGTGAAGAAAAATTCTTTTTTCCCATGCTCGGATATGAGGCATACCAGTGTTTCATTACCTTCTTTCGGCATATCAACGAGAAGGCGAGCGATTTGCAACCCTCTGTCGTCATAACACGTTATCGTGTACCTACCAAAATCCTCTAGGACGGTGTTTGTATGGCTACTCTGAATGAGTTCTCTGATTTTTCTGAAAGAACTCTTCCAGGTCTCTCTCGGTGAGTGTTCTCCTCGATCAGACCGAGGGATGCCATGCATCTCATCGCGGACCCTTTTCAGGTGCGTTACGCTGACCGATAAGATCTCGGCAATTCGGGGCAAGGGAATGTCAGCGTTGATAGCATCCTTGATGATTTCGCGGAACTCTTTTGTAAATCTCCGCGAGCGTGGAGATACGATCCGTGGAGTATTAGCTGCTCGCTCTTTAATCTGAGCAATGATGAAATTTGAGTTGTCGATTAGGTCTGTCATAGTTTTGTCGTCTGCTAGTTAAGACCGAAGGTTGTTAATTTTGTGGTTGGTCTTCTGGGCAAATTCTTCCAAGAAGGCTGGTGGTATCGGCGAGTTGTTGAAGAAGTCGTAGAGGTATTCGACGGCATCAAATAGTGTGCAGACGGCTGTTTGACCTTTGTTCTCTAGAATTTGCTTCGCCAATTCATCTGAATCAGATTCAAGATCAAACTTCCGATCTAGGCAGCTAGGATCGAAGCCGTCGGGATAGTTCCATGTCATAGCTTTAATCTCTTGATGAAAGCAAAGATGTAGTCGATGACCGTTTTTGTGGTGGTCGTAGCCGTGCGATTTTGGGCTTTGCGTTCACGCTCTTTACGGCGTGTGGCTTTACTTTTTTGTGATGCGTGCCGGAACGCTCATGCCGCCTCCTGTTCTTCAGGGCGACGGTGAAAATACTGGCGCCAGGATGCGACTTCTTTTTTGAAGTTCGGATGCTTTTCGACTTGTTTTGCTAGCCAAACTTCAAAATCATCGAGCGATGGTTCTTGTACACATGCGCTGTACCACTGGTACATAACGATTGCCTCACGCCCGTGACGGCTGACAGCTGCTTTGGTTGCCAATTCGAGGCTTTGGTTGTCATTGACGAAAGTAAGAGCAACGCTTCTGATTAAACAGTTCAGCGCCGCGGAGATGCTTTTAACGTTCATCGACTGAACTCCTAAAAAAGTACATACCCATTCAGGACCGCCCACCGCATGAGCAGGCAGAGTGAGATACCGAGAGCGCAGATACCGGCGCCAGTCAGAACGGCGCAGATGATGATTGAGGTTTCGCTGAAGCCCGTTCTTTCGTTGTGGCCGAGAAGTTTTTTCAACGTCATGGCGTTCTCGGAAAAAGAAAAAGCCCCGGCAGGTGAGTGCCGAGGCCAATTAAGAAAAGTGGTTGCTTACGCGGCTTTGCGCTTGGGTTGGCAGGAAGACCAGTGCTGATAGCAGGGCATGTCGTTGATGTCGTGCCCGTGCTTGGCAAGAATTTCTAGGATGCGACCCCAAGAAACTTCATGGAAAGCGTCCCAAAAGCTTCCGGCCAAAGGTGAATCAACTATGCGCAAAAGGCCGTCAAGCTTTCCAAAGACGTCAGCAAAGAGAAATCTCACGTAATAGATGAATGTGAGCAGGGCTTCGGCCTCTTGAGCGGACAAGATGACTGAGCCTTCCGCAAGCGTCGGCGCCGGAAGTTGCGGCTTAAGTGTGCATGTCTCGATGAGCGTGAGTGCAGCTTTCATCTGATCGTGTCTTAGGTCTTTGTAGCTCGCGATCTTGAAGTAGTCGTAAAGAGCGTTGTAGACCGTCTGGTAGTGAACAGAGCTGTTCTTTGCTCGCGCCTTGATGGCCTTGCGGATCTCGTACTGCTCTGTAGTCGAGATGAGCGCGGACTGGGCTGTTTCGTATCGTCCCGTGCGGCGAATCGCCGGAAGGACTTCAGAAGTGACCCAGCGCTTGAAGCGCTTGGCGGTATCGAGCTTTGATCCGAAGATCAGGGCGTAGAGGCCACTTTCATTCACGGCGTTGACCGTCTGGCGTCCGCCGTTGGTTTCGATTTCGACCTTGATCAGGTCTTCGGGGTCGACGTGGTCCTTGATGGCCTTTCGCGGATTGGTGTGACCGAGGGCGCCGCAAACGTCCAGAGCGACGAAAAGCGGGGTTTCGGGTGTGCCGAGCGTGCGCACGGCGTTGTTCTCGAACGAGAAGCTGAGGGCTTGCATGAAAGCCTCCTATGCAGGTTGTGGACCTGCCGCACGACGCCAATCGTGGCGGCAGAGCTTGCGGGTTGGCGTACCGATGCATAGGAGCCGGCCCTCGTGAGAGGCCCGCAAGCCCCGCCGTAAATCAGAGGCTTGCAAGGGGGTAACCGCGAGTTACACCCTTTGCGCTCAATAAAAAAGCCGCTCGTAAGAACGATCGGCGCTGAGCGCCTATGCATTTCGGGACGCCAATCCCGATCAGCGCCGCTTTCGCGCTGACACGGGAAGAGTACTCGATCTGGAGGCGCGTGTCAAAAAAAGCCCCGACGCTTTTTTAGCGTCGAGGCCAGTAGTTGGTGGCGGGTTGCAATGTAGGCGCCCGCTGCGTCGATATTGCATCCCAAAAGCGGCAAAACGCCAGAGATCACAACGCTACAAGCTATAGCACTGAAACGAGCTACATCACCTAGAAAAACATTGTCGACAATGCGATAAGTAGTGTTGTGTACTGGAGAAGGCTTCGATTGGCCTTTTCCCTCCTTGAGTGCGATCATCTAGTTGTCGGACTCCTTTTCGACAATTGATGAACTCAACCCAAGGAGAGAAAAGATGGTTTCAGTTCTTGAAGATGCAATCAGGTCAAGACGTGTCGTTACTTTCCATTACGATGGTCTTCCTCGAATTGTCGAGCCTTTCTTGATTGGTACCACCACGGCAGGGCGTCCTGCATTGCGTGGTTTCCAAACAGGAGGCGGAAGCCAATCAGGCAGAGTGCCTGGATGGCATTTGTTCTCGCTTGACAAAATTGTTGGAATAACCATGACCCCAACGACGTTCTCAGGCGTGCGAGATGGGTACAACCCCGCTGATAAAGGAATGTCAGCCATCGGCCTTCACGTCTAGCGTTGAACCCACAGTTGCAAGAACCTGCCTTATCGGCAGGTTCGTTGTGTATCGCGCAGTCACTGTCGTGTTGAATCATTAAATAGTCCTCTTAAAAGACTCACTACTGCGCCAGGGAAGACAGACGCAGTAATTGGCCTTTTCCCTCCTTGGATGCGATCATCTAGTTGTCGGACTCCTTTCGACAATTGATGAACTCAACTCAAGGAGGGAAAAGATGATTGAACGAAAGGCTGCTTATGAAGGTGTTGAACCAGAAGCGCTCTCGTTGCAGGAGCTGATGTACATTGGGCTCGTTCAGGGCGGAGCGGTGAAGCTTGAAGAAGTCGTAGACGACCGCGAAGCTTGGACGAGGAACCTCAACAAGCTTCGTGAGGCTTGGCATGCCGCAAGAGGAACAGTGGCGCTTTGGGAGGAGGAACGCCGCAGACTTCGCGAACAGCACTAAGCTCCTCACGCAGAGAGCCTAAGGCGGCGTCCAAAGCCGCCTGAGTGTCCTGCACGTCTTTTTCGCAGATCGGTTGATTGAACGGGCGCCCCATCCTCTCGTTGTAGAGAGGGTGACTCTTTCCTGATACAAACGCGCAAGTGACTTCCAGAAGTACATCGAAAGCTTGCCGAGCTTCCGACTTGCGCTTAGGTATGCTCAGTTCAAGGTAGCGACTAGGGTTGATGTTCATATTCATCTCCTGAAAAGACCCATGGTTGCGCCCTCATGAGAAGGCGCAACGGTTGGCCTTTTCGGCCGGGCGGGTGAGGATCCGTAGATCTTCAGACCGCTCGGTCGACACTGCATCCTTAAGCCTTTGCGCTTTTGTGCGCTCGGCGCGGAGGTACTGGCTCCGCACCTTCTTACGGCCTTCCGTCTGCCGCTCCAGCTATTCACTGTCGCGTGCCCCGCTAACGCGGAGGAAAGGCAATCGATCTTGCCGATTGCTTAATTAAAATATTAAGCAAGCTTAGCGTAAAAGGCAAGTTAAATAAATTATAGCTTAGCGCTTAACAATTGATTTCCATCAATCAACTGTTAAGTTAACTTAATTTATAGGGCAACGAAAAAGCCCCAGCGCGGAGCGTCGGGGCTTGTTTGCTATGAGCTATAGCATTGAAACTGCGAAAGTTCAAATAGCGGGAGCTGAACGTGAGAAGTTAATGCGTTTATCTTGTGCGGCTGCCTCTCGGCCAAGTCGCATTCCCACGTAAATCATGAGTAAGGCGGTCTTGGGTTCTCCAATGGAGTCCATCGCGAAGGCCATCCCGCGAGCGAGAGTAAGCCCTTCCGAGTCTTCCTTATAGCAATCGACTAGAAAATCAATGATTTCATCGTCTGAATGCAGTTCGTTGACAGGATTATACGGTTTGACTTTTATGGTGTTTGTCATTGCTCTTCCTCAATATCCATGTCTGCCATACTCTGAGCTTTAGCGATATCTGCTTGCTGGGTTCGCTTGTTCCCGCCGAGTAGAAGGAGGATGACTTCCGTACCGCGAATTGTAAAGTAGATTCTATAACCAGGCCCGACATCCACACGAAGTTCTGAAATCTTACCTATGCGCTTTACATCTCCCCAAAGACCTGCTGCGATGCGGGTTTCTCTGGCGCGAATTGCGCGTAGTGCTACAGCGTCGCGTAGCCCGGCCTTCCAAGTGGAATACTCCTCTGTCGTAATGATTTTGTAGAAATTGCCCTGCGACAGAGCGCTCAACGTCTTTGGAGTTAGGATGGGTTTAGGCATTGATCTTTATTATTGATCTAATTGTCAGGTGGATTTTGTCGGCTGTCAATCTGAAAAGCTCTATACAGCCCGCCCAATGCGGGCAGTATAACTCTCAAAGACTTCGATTAACCTCCAGTACGCGGCCTAGAATCTTAAGTCGGTCGCACTCATCACCCACATATTCTTCAGGACGGTAAGCGGAGTTCTCAGATGAGACGAGTAATCCGTTTTTAATCTTGGAAAGGTACTTGATGCGGTACTCCCCGTCAATGGTGAGTACATAAATTCCACCGTCAGAGATATGAACGCAACCGGGCCGAGTCTCGGTGAAGCTTTCAAAGAGGATGGTGTCTCCATTTTGAAGCTCCGGTTCCATCGAATTTCCGCAGACTTTCGCTCTTTTGCATTGACTCGGTAGCAGATGCCTCTTCTGGAAGAACGACTCCCGGTACCAGCAATCTTCACTGTCGTGTATCAATTCCCAGGTGGGCTCACTGCCGGAACCCGCTGAAAATTCAAGTCTGTATTCGGGAATTGCGACGAATCCGTCAGGAATTTTATCGCCAACGCCGTATGACAGAACTTGTGCAGTCTTCTCTCCCTCACCGGTTTGAAGCCAACGTTGAGAGACGCCAAAAAACTCTGCGACTTTACGCAGATTGCTGTCAAAGATCTTGCCGGATTTCGTCCATTGATTAACGGCAGACGTGGATACCCCGCAGTAGCGGGCAAGGGCTGCTTGAGTCTTGCCAGTGCTTTTATCGAAGAGCGATGCAAGACGAGCTGAAAGTGTGCTGTCTACTGGTGCCATTTATTGCTTACTCCTGTTAAGCGAGCTTACATCTTTATGCCTCCGGATTAATTTGACGCAACAATTAAGATAGCTTAGTATATTGCTTAAAATGACTTAGCAAAATTGCCATTTTTAAGCATGAACACTTTAAGAGAAATTAAGAGGGCTTCACCTGAGCAGTCGTGTCTGTATATCGACCAGATGGGAGGCACGGGTGCTGTCAGTCGCATTTGCGAAGTTTCGTCCGCAGCGGTTAGCCAGTGGCGCCGATACGGTATTCCCCATGCACGCCTGCAGTTCCTGCGAGAGAGGTTGAAGAATCAGAAACTTCTAGAACAAGCACAGGCGCTCATAGCTGAAGTCAAATAAAGGGACTGGACGTGAGCATGCTTGCCCTCAATTACGTGAAAAAGAATCTCCGTGCCGGCGGTTTCGCTCAGGCTGTTCTTGCCTATTTGGCTGACTGCATGAACGAAGCCGACGGAAAGTGCTTTCCTTCACGCGAAACGATTGCTGAGTACTTCTCATCTGAAGATGACCCATGCACTGTAAAACGCGTAGATCGAGCACTCGCGCGATTGCGTGAATTGGGTTTCATTAAATCAGAGTGCGTGCCGCACAGGAAGCAACCCGCCAAGGGTATTGAGGGTGGATGGCACAACGAATATAGCTTTCCTGGGCTTTCAGGGGCCGCTCCCAAAACAGACGCTACCCATCGCAACGGGGTTGACCCCATAGCGGGGGTAAGCCCCACCGTGGAAAGGGGTAGCCCCCAAATTGGACAAGGGGTAGCCCCCACCGTGGAAAGGGGTAGCCCCCACCGAGGGGTCGAGAAACAGAAAGAAACAGAAGTTAAACAGAAGAGAAACAGTAGTAGCACACACACATGCGAAGAGCCTCCGTTTGACGACGAACTTTTCAACGAGGCAGCACGAGTTGTATCCGAAACCGAAGCAACTTCTGAAAGTCCTCCTGAGAAAAAACAGAAGAAGCCACGAAAGGCTCGCACTTCGTTTGCGACTGTCGAGAGGCCTGACGATCTTCCCGAGCAACTTTGGCAGGACTGGTTAGAGCTCCGGAAAGCAAAGCGAGCTCCCCTCAACACCACAACCATCAACACATTCCGAGCCGAAGCTCAAAAGGCCGGCATCTCTTTTGAAGAAGCTGTTTCTTTCTCAGTCGCTAACGGATATCAAGGCTTTAAGGCTGATTGGTACAGAAAAAATGCAAGCACTTTCACAAATGGTCGGCCGCATCAAGGCTATGCGGGCTTCGGCGCAAGAAACACAGCAGAAATTGACTACACCGCAGGAATCGACTGACTCGAGATTTCAGAGCGAATGGAGCGAGTGTCCGCGTCATGGTCGATACCGGTCCTACTGGGTCGATGACGCAGGCGTGTTCCACTTCGCCGCATGTCCTGAGTGTTCTCGGCAGAAGTTCCTCGCGCAGCACTTTGCACTTGAAATCCCTCCGCGTTTTCAAGGCATGACGGTAACAGCATGGCAGACCTTCAACACCAAGATGGAAGAGGTCAAGAACGCAGTTCTTGCTTGGGGTGAGGACATTGAGACAAGTGTAAAGCGCGGAAAGTCGCTCATCTTCGTCGGTAAGACTGGTGCCGGGAAAACTCATCTCGGGATGGCCATCGTGATGGGAGCCCTGCGCAAAGGGTTCGTCGCAAAGATCGTCGATTGCGGATTGCTTCTTTCTGAGATTTATGACACGTACGGGAAGGACGAAGAAGGGCGTTCTAAAGGCGATGCGGCGAATCTCATCCGTGCCTATGTCGATCTAGACGTACTCGTGATTGATGAGATCGGTCGAAGTCCTATTTCGGCGCATGGTACAGATCGTCTTTTCGAAATCATCGACGGTCGCTACAAGCGCTGTCGGCCGACAATCGTGATCTCGAACCTGCCTCTCGCAAGCTCCAATGGCGCGTCACTCACCAGTGTTCTCAGTGACGCAGCAGTGAGTCGCCTTCGCGACGGCGGAAAGTGTCTCGCTTTCGATTGGCAGGATTATCGAACCCGTGCGAAGGAGGAGAAATGACGTCAGCTCTCCTTTTTTGCCGACTTCAACGCTTCGAGGATGTCCGCCGCCTCTCCCACCGAGTTGATGTGCCTCTCAACCAGAAGGTTGATGAATCGCGAGATCACGGCGGGTACTTCCGCGTGCTCCTCCGAGTTGTACGGGAACAGCCCTTCGTGCGCCGCGTCGTTGCCCAACTTTCGCACCGCATCCCAGATCGGCTTCTCGTCGGTTGGCAGTTCCAAATTTTCAATTCGGTCGTAAAGGTTCTTCCCTTCGCCGCCGAGGTGATCGACCAACCGTTCAAGGGCTATGCGCAGCAGTGCGCATGCAGCCCACGGCGACGCGCCCGCAATCGACTGCGCCTCCAAGAAGGGCTTCTGCACGTCTTCGGGCATGCGCTCCGCAGGTCTGATCCCCGAACTCACCGGCCAGACCAAAGAGTTGCGCAGCCAGAGGACAACGCCGCCACAAGCGTCGCACTGCGTGATGCCCAACTTATTAAGGTCGTACCACTTCACGAAGTCCGAAGCGCCCACTTCGGCATCGTCATTCAACGGGACTATCAGACTCCGAATCCGCCTCGGATGGTAAAGCTCCTTCGCAACTGGAATTGGCTCCGTGGTGCTGTAGGCCCCGCAGTGTGGGCAGGTGAATGCTACTTTTCTCAACTCAGGAATTCCCAATGAAAACGCTTTTCTCGAAAACCGACTGGGTGAACAACCGCAACAAGGCTCTCCTTCGCGCCGGTGAGGGCATTATCGCCGCCCGCCGAAGTCTTGATCAACTAGACGAGGCTCTACAGAACACCACGATCGGAGTCTTCCCCGAGGTCCCCGTTGTTGTGGATGTCGTGCACCGCCTCCGCGGTGAGATCGATTCCATCCTCATCGGATTCGTCGAGTCTTCAGCTGCCCCGCGTAAGCGCGACGAGGATTTTCATAGAGGAGAAACGAAATGAAACTCAACGACATCGAGATCAGCGGCGAAATCTTTTCGGATGATGAAGCTCCCCGCCTTCGATTCCTTCATCTCTTTGCACGCAATTCTTCTGCGTCCGTCAACGTCGACTTCACCGGTGTTCGTCCACGACTGTCGCTTACGGTCGACCATCTGGCTGATCTCTTCGACCTTATCCGCTGCGCTTACTCCATGGCTCGTTTCCTCAACCAATGGGAAATAGCTGCGGGGAACTCAGTTGTTTGCGAACTCCCCGCAAATCTCGAGCAGACATCTCCGCTCGATGCAGCTGCCCCCTTTGGATGGGAGGGCGATTTCTTCAGTTCAATCGCTCGGTGTGCCCGACACAATCGCTTCCCGAACTTCAGCTGTTATCTCATCGCAGGAGATTTAGGGGCATATACACAATCCCGTGGCTCCCTTCACCCGGCCTCTTCGTCGTGTATAGCAACTCCTCAACCCGGTCTGGTCGGAGCGCATCAGGAGAAACAGCAATGTCCGGACGCGCCGTGAGCGATTCAATCTCCTCGAGTTCCGTGAAGCGCACGATTTGGTCATTTCTGTCCGTCCAGATCGCAATAAGTTCGTTTTTCTGTCCATGGTCATTGTTCTGTCCTGGACAACGGAAACAGTGCTTCGAACCATTTTTCAGTGTGGCTTCATAGACCGTTTGGTCGCCGATCGCAACGTCAATTTCAATCATCTGTTTTCCCTCCGTGGGGTGCATTGATGGAAGTGAGATACCTCAATCATCCCACGGAGGTTCCTACAAAAGGAACTTCATGCCCCTTTGTTTCGATTGTCGCAACATCGCGCCGCTTGGTCCAAAGCCAAAAACCGAGTATCTCCAACTGCAAGTTGGACAGTGGGGAATGCTCGCTCGTGGGCTTGTCGAGTGCGCTCATCGAGAACCAGGACAAACCTACGCGCGCTTTCGATCTGTCGAAGCTGCAGGATCTTGTCCTTTCTTTGAACCCGAGTCTGATGCTGAAAAGCGTGAAGGACGACGCAAGCTCGCTAAGATCGGTTTTCAAAGGCTCGAATTTTTAAATCCACAAAGATGCAGGCATTCATCGTTACTAAGACAGCCTTGAAGGGACAGCCTGTTCGTTTGCTTGCGGGTACGACGATGAACCTTCGTCTCTGTCCCATTCCGCCAATTCTTCGTTATCGGGATGAAGACAACTTGATTGCAAACTGCAAGTCTTACTTCGACGGTATCGCTGAAGCACTCAATGTTAATGACCATCTTTTCCATTTCCGAGAACAGGTTTGGCATCCAGACGAAGCTCCCGGAAAACTGTTGATTGAACTGGATTGGGAGGAGCCAAATGAATGACAAAGAAGAAACAAATGAACGTACTCCTCCGCCCACAGTCCCACTCGGCGTCTCAAAGTTCCTCCCGCCGCTCGCGGTGCAAAAACTCGTCAATGCAGCCTATCAAGCAAAACTGTTCAAGCCAGGATCGTTCGATCGTCGCCGCGAAATTGAGAATGCAATCTTGGTCGTCAAAGCTCAGTGGCCGAAGTTCTTCCGGAAGAACTGAAATGGTGCCTGTAGGCGTTAAAGGGGACAGCATTGGTCAGTATCACCATAGAGCGATCTATACCGATGCTGAAATTGATGAGGTGCTTGCTCTTTGGGATGCCGGCTTTACCGTCGCTTGTATTGCCATAAAGATGGAGATGCCCAAATCGACCGTTTGGGCTGTTTGTCATGGCGTTCTCAGAGGCAAGACTCCGACAAATTGGAAGAGGAAGAAAGTGTGATGGCAAACGAAAGCAATTTGATCCCAAATTCGAAACGAACGCCGAGTGAACGCCGAGAAAATGCGAAAAAGGCAGGTCGTGCATCTGGAGTTTCCCGGCGTCGACGTAAGACCTTCAAAGAGCTTCTGGAAATTGCGCTCATGAAGCAGTGTGAGGGCGAAGGCACTTACGGTGAGGCTGTCGTTGCGTCCATGCTTGAAGCTGCACTTGCCGGTGATGTCAAGGCATTTGTCGCCATTCGCGATACCGTTGGCGAAAAGCCTGTCGAGAAAGTTGCGTCAGAAATTGAAGGCGGCTTGAGGCTCTATTGGGATCGGGCCGCCGCGGCTAAAAAAGAGGACACTGAGACGTGACTGAGACTGCTGTCAAAATTCCATATTGGCCGCGTTATCCTCAGGACGAAATCCATCGGAGGTTTGATGCTCATCGCTTCTGCGTTCTGGTTGCGCATCGTCGAATGGGGAAGACGGTTCTAGCGGTCAATCACTTAATTAAACGCGCCATTGTTGATGGCAAGGAGCGTGGTTTTTACGCATACATAGCACCGTTTCGTGTGCAGGCGAAGGCTATTGCGTGGTCCTACCTCAAGCATTACACGTCGTCGATACCGTACTGCAAGATCAACGAGGGCGAGCTATCGATCATCCTGCCCAACAGAGCGACGATTCGCATCTTTGGCGCGGACAACCCCGATGCTCTGCGAGGGCTTTATTTTGATGGCGTAGTGATGGATGAAGTAGCGCAGATGAAGCCTGAAGTTTGGGGCGAGATCATCCGTCCGGCCTTAGCCGACCGCAAGGGGTGGGCAGTCTTCATTGGAACGCCGAAGGGCATCAATCTGTTCAGCCAGATGTATGACTTAGCGCTAGCACGAGAGGCTAAAGGCGAGAAAGAGTGGAAGGCTATGGTCTACGGTGTTGAACAAACGCGTGTTATTCCAGAGAAGGAGCTCGATAGCCTGCGCAAGGAAATGTCTGAGAACGAGTACCGGCAGGAGTTCCTGTGCGACTTCAATGCTGCGTCAGATGACAATTTGATCAGCATTGACACGGTTCGAGCTGCTGCAGGCAGGCATTACGCTGAGCGTGATTACTCGTCTGCGCCTGTTGTGCTCGGTGTCGACGTCGCTCGCTTTGGTTCTGATTCCACCGTGATCTTCCGACGGCAGGGGCTCGTGGCTTTCCCGCCGATCGTCATTCGTGGACTTGACAACATGGAAGTAGCAGACCGTGTTGCTATTCAGATCGCCCAGCACAACCCGGCACAGGTTTTCATTGATGCAGGCGAAGGCACCGGCGTCATCGATCGTCTCCGGCAAATGCGTTTCAATGTTGCCGAGGTCTACTTTGGCGGTAAAGGGCCGCGTAAAGACATCTTCGAGAATCGCCGCATGGAAATGTGGTGGGAGATGAAGCAGTGGCTGGATAAGGGCGGAGCAATTCCTCCAGACGAAATACTGCAGGCCGATCTGGCCGCACCTACATACGGTTTTACAACCCGCGGCACAAAGATCCTTGAACCCAAAGACAAGATCAAAGAACGCATTGGTCGTTCACCTGATATGGCTGATGCTCTGGCTTTGACGTTCGCGGCGCCAGTACCTCCACAAATGGATCCACACCTTGCGAAGATGCTGAATAACCGCCGTCCTTATGATCCGGAACGAGCTTTCGACGATGAGTGGCGCAGCATGTAGCGCGTCCATAAAGCCTCATGTCGTGCCTCGACACTGCCGGCATGAGATACGAAACGATGTCATTGCTTCAAGCGAGGCAACTCTGCGCGGATTTAATTCAGCACAACTTTGCGGAATCCGGACTGAAAGGATTCCCGCTGGTACTAAACGATGCCGTTTATGAGGCGCTTGATGCTGTTGGTCTGAGTTTTTCGCTTGTGGCCTTCGACGGAGAGCGGCCGGTGGGGCTCTGTTCAGTCTTTATCTCAGTGCATCCACAGACAACGGGACTGTTTGCAACGAACGACACGATCTTTTGCATGCAGGTCTATCGGTCTCGAGGTGTCGGTGGTCGTTTGATCGTTCTTGCTGAGAGAGAGGCTAAGCAGCGTGGTTGCATTGCTTTTCAATGGCAAAGCGCCGTTGGTTCGTCACTCGCAACGGCACTTGCCAAGCGGCACTCCGATTCGTATCCCGTCCCGCTCATCACTTTCATCAGGAGGCTCTAATGGGTAGCTCAGTTTGGGGCGCGATTACCGGCGGTTTGTTCGGTTTGTACGATTCGTATCAGGAAAAGCGCGCGAACGACCGTGCTGAAAATTTAGCCAAAGATCAGCTCGAGGCCGAAAAGAGGGCTCAGCAGAATGAAGATCAGGCGCGCAATAAGGCCAATCAGAAGCAGGCTGATCTTGCTGCGCTTCTTGAAGGTAATACAACAAGCGGTCTTGGCAATACTTCGCTTTCGGGTGCTCAAGGTGCTCCGGTCGATCCGAATCGGCTGGGCAAGGGCAACACGCTTCTGGGTGCCTAAACATGGCTCGCGTCGAACCGCGTAAAGTTTTCGAGCGCTTTAGTCAGCTCAAGGAAGAGAGGGCTACTTGGGAGCCGTTGTGGCGAGATATCCGAGATTTCATCTTGCCGCAGGCAGGGGTTTTTGAGGGGGAGAAGCCCTATGAGGGTTGGCGACGTCATCGCAAGATCGTAGACCCAACGCCAATCCAGTACGCCGACATGCTTTCGTCCGGGCTCTATTCTGGCGTTTCTTCACCCGCAAGGCCTTGGTTGAAACTCACTACCAAAGATCCGAAGCTGGATGAAGAACCCGATGTTCGGCAATGGCTTGACGACGTTCAGAAGCAGATGCTTCTGTTATTTGCAAAGTCAGAGGTTTATTCAGCTCTGCATAAATCCTACATTGAGTTGCCGGTTTTCGGCACTGCATGCACGATTTGTCAACGGCATCCGACAGATACCATTGCTCTGCAGAACTTGACGATTGGTGAGTATTGGTTGGCCGATGACGCCTACGGGCGCATTGATACCATGTATCGGCGATTGAGCATGACAGCCAAACAGCTCGTCGATCAGTGGGGTATTGATGCCGTAAGTGCTGATGTAAGTTCGTTCTATCGAACCGATCCGTTCCATCGTGTTGATGTGATTCATGCCATCGAACCTCGGTTCGATCGCGACGCTCACAAGCGAGACGGTCTCAATAAACCGTGGCGCTCTATCTACTTTGAAGAAGGTGCTGACAAGAAGATTCTGTCTGAGGCGGGATTCGATGAATTCCCCGCGCTTTGTCCGCGCTGGATGACATATGCCAACTCAGTTTATGGTCATGGTCCCGGTTCGCTAGCACTGTCGTTCTCGAAGTCGCTGCAACGACTCGCGACTCGAGAGGCAACACTCGTCGATAAGAGCACAAATCCGGCAATGGTCTATCCCATGACTTATACCGGGCAGCTTGAGCAACTTCTTCAGCCCGGCGGTTTGATCCCCGTCGGTCCGAACGATGCACAGTTGGTTCGCCCCGCTTGGGATCTACGAGGTCTTTCTGTGGATTCCCTTGAGGCGCTCATTGCTCGTCGTCAGCAGCAGCTTCAGAGCATTTTTTACGTCAACATCTTCCAAATGATCGCTGCATCGGCTGGAGATCAGAGAACAGCGACCGAAGTTGCTGCACTGCAGCAGGAAAAGTCCATGATGCTTGGCCCTGTACTCGAGCGCCTGCACTCCGAAATGCTAGATCCGTTGGTCGCTACGGTTTTCGGTTTCATGATCGAAGACGATTTGTTGCCGCCGCCGCCCGAAATGCTTCAAGGGCAGCAGCTCTCTGTCGAGTACATTTCCGTGCTTGCTGAGGCACAGCGTACTGCAGACGCTCAAGGCATCACTAAAACAATTCAAGAAATAGGTTTGATTGCTCAGATGAAACCGGATGTCTTGGACAAGCTCGATGCTGACATTGCTGTTGACAAAATCTCGTCAATGAACGGTGTTCCTCCATCCATGATCGTTGCAGGTAAGAACCTCGCACTCATTCGGCAGCAGAGAGCCCAGGTGCAACAACAAGCCGCAATGCAGCAGCAGGCCATGAATCAGGCAGATGTTCTTAAAAACCTGGGGCAAGCTGTCAATTCTGCCGGTCTGCAGCAAGCCGCTGTACAGGGGTTGTTGTGATGAGTGTCCATAAAGCCTCTACTCTCGAGGGCACCATGAATCCCGAACACGATGACGACTTCGATCCACTTGATCCTGAGATCGAAGAGGAACGTGCGAAACGGCGCAAGGATGCCGAAAAGCAACTTCTTCAGGATCTCAAGGTTGTGATGGGAACAAAGAGCGGACGCAGAGCCTTTTTCTGGATCTTCGAACTTTGTTCGATGTCGAAGAGCGTTACTTCGCTTCAGCCGTTGGCTATGGCGATTGCTTCTGGTCAGCGCGACATCGGTCTTGCTGTTCGGGCTCGAGTCGAAACCGCTTGTCCAGAGTTACTTGAATTAATGGAAAAGGAACATCGAAATGGATGAACCCACTGCAACTGCAGCTCCAGCCGCATCGACATTGGAGGAAACGCCGACGGCGGCTGCTCCCGCAGACTCGGGCACTCCCCATTTGCCGCCCGCGGGGACGGCTGAACTAGCTCCCGACGCCGCCGCTGATTCAGATAGCGGTATGGGTATTCCAAATGGGGATGGTGCAGACGAGCACAAAGATGATGTTGGTGTTGATGTGCTGGGTTCGCCGGAAGGCGGCTACAGCACTGAGAACCTCAATCTGCCGGAAGGTTTTAAGTTGGACGAGGGCGCGGCTCATGGACTGAGCGAAGTTTGCAAAGAGCTCAATCTTTCGCAAAAAACGTTTTCAACGATTGTGGAGCGCATGTCTCCGCTCCTTGAACAACGTCAGGCAGAGCAACGCGACGCTCTCGGTGCTCAATTTCTCGCGGCAGCTAAAGCTGATCCTGACATCGGGCAGGGCAACTGGAAGCAGACGCTCGCTGATGCAAATCGCGCGTTCGGAATGCTCGATAAAGAGACTCAAAAGGTCTTTACGTTCCTTCATCTCAACAAACATCCGGGAGTGATTAGAGCCTTTCGCGACATCGGCCGAGCTCTCGGCAACGACGTCGTTGTGAAGGGGAAGTCATCGGCGGCACCGACCGATCCGGCTAGGGCGTTTTTTTACAACTCAAATATGAACTAAGGAGGCTACATGCCTGTTGCTCAGTATCCGACCCTCGTTGATCTGGCTTCTCGCCTTGATCAGGAAGGTCACATTATTCCGATTGCGGAAGTGCTTTCTAAGCGCGATCCAATTTTGAAGCTGTTGCGTTGGAAAGAATGCAACAAAACCGACGGTTATCTGCACGGAATCCGTACGGGTATTCCTGAGCCGACGTTCCGCAAGCTCTATCAGGGCGTCCAACCGCAGAAGTCCACGACTGCACAGGTTACGGATACCTGCGGCAACATCGAAATGTATGCCGAGGTCGACAAGGATCTAGCCGACGTCAACGGCAACACTGCTCAGTGGCGTTTGTCTGAACAGACGCCATTCTTTCAGGGCATGGGTAATACGATGGCGGAAACCATTTTCTATGGCGATACGGACATCAATCCGGATCGTTTTATGGGTATTTCTGCACGTTACAACCAGTTGCCTGGAGCGAAACGTGCTCTGGCAGCACAGCACGTAATCGATGCTGGCGGTACGGGTGACGATCTCACATCGATCTTCATCATCTCGCTTGATCAGTTCTTCGGCATCTATCCGAAGGGATCAAAGATTGGCCTGCAGCATACAGACAAGGGGCAAGAAACCAAGACTCTCCCCGATGGCTCCATGTATGAGGTTTACCGTGACCACTATAAGTGGCAGGCTGGCACGGCCTTAGAAGATTGGCGAGGGGTTGTGCGCGTCGCGAATATCAAGATCTCCGACCTTGTCGGCGGCACCGGCACGTTCACTTCGGACGTTCTGGTTAAAACCCTCATTCGTGCAAAGAACAAGATTCCTGCCGACCTGTCGACTAACGTACACATGTTTTGCTGCGAAGAGGTCAAGACGGCACTCGAAATTGCCGCCTTGGAGAAGAGCTCCAACGCTGTCAAGATCGTTGAAGCTGCAGATCAGTTCCGCTCGCTCTTCTTCAACATTCCGATCGAAGTTTCCGATTCGATCAGCACAACCGAAGCGCAGATCAAGTAAGGAGGTGCCTCATGCGTCTTGATACTCAATCTCTCTTCTCGGATACTCAGAAACTTTCAGGAGCTTCTGCAACCGGAACCAATGTTCTCGATATCGGTAAGGCTGGTGTTGCAGAACACGAGCTTTTCGTTGTTGCTCGTTTTGATACAGATACGCATGGTTGCGTCAAGGTCACCATTCAGGGATCTGTTGATGGTACGACATTCGTTGATGTTGCTTCGGCGGCGGTCACTGATACCACGGCCGGGGCCGGTGTGAACATCCGTCTTCCTCAAGCATGTCCGCGTTACCTTAAAGCTGTCTATAACGCGGCGACGTCCGGCACACTCAAAGGCAATGTTACTTGCGGCATCACACTGCAGGCTCCGTCGCCACGCGGTGCTCGTATTAGCGACTTCGCAGCGAATGTCTGAAAGGAGGTGATCCTTTTATCTCGGGGGCTACGGCCCCCGTTTTTGTTGGTTTTACGAGGATCCTATGGCTACTGAAGTCGATATCTGCAATGTTGCTCTTGCTCGATTAGGTGATGAGGCGACTCTTACTTCGATTGATCCTCCAGAAGGGTCAGCGCAGGCCGACCACTGTGCGCGTTTCTATCCGATCTGCAAGGACAAAATCCTGCGTGAATATCCATGGAGCTTCGCCGTCAAGCGCAAGACTCCAGCAGAACTTTTAACGGAGCCTCTTGGAGGAGATGAACATGCCTTCATGCTCCCAACAGACTGTTTGAACCTCTTGAGTGTGCATATTCCAGGCGAATCTCGATCGCGATGCGGCCTGACGGAATACACCGTTGAAAATTTCCAAAATGCTCGTGTGATTATTTGCAGAGAACCGTCAATTTGGCTTCGTTATGTGTCAGACGAAGTCCCTTCGCAGGCATTCCCTACAGATTTCTGCGATGCCCTTTCTTGGCTGCTTGCCTCTTATCTCGCCGGTCCTATGATCGCAGGTTCTTCAGGAGCCACTATGGCAGCGAATTACATGAAGCTCTATGAAGAGGCTTTAGGCAAAGCTATGCAAGCTGATGCACGCAACAACAATCGCCGTTCACATGCGCGAACGGTCTTCATGCCTGACACCGATCAGGACGGAGGTGTTTATGGCTTCAACTAAGGTCCTGCAGAGATCGTTTACTGGCGGGGAGATTTCCCCGCAAATGTACGGACGTATTGACGACGCGAAGTATCAAGCCGGGCTTGAAATTTGCCGGAATTTTGTTGTTCTTCCACAAGGACCGGTGGAGAATCGCGCGGGTTTTGCCTATGTCAATCACGCAAAATACTCGAACAAAAAGTGTCGATTGATTCCCTTTACGTTCAATAGTGACCAGACGATGGTCATTGAACTTGGAGATAAATACGCCCGTTTTCATACTCAAGGCAAGACTCTTATGAATGGCGATGAGCCATACGAAATTAAGACGCCGTGGACATCGGCCGATGTTTTTGATGTTCATTATGTGCAGTCTGCTGACGTTGTGACGCTTGTGCATCCTGCGTATGCACCTGTCGAACTGCGTCGATACAGTCTCACCGATTGGCGTATCGAGAAATTGAGCTTCAACCCAACGCTTTCTGCGCCAACGGGGGTAAAAGCAGAACGAAATGCAAAGGCTGCAGATGATAAGAATGAAAACAACTACACGTTTGAGTATCGGGTTTCATCGCTCAATGCAGATAAAACAGCAGAAAGTGAGGCTTCAAAATCTGTGCCTGTTGTGGCCAATCTTTATGCATACGGCACGACGGTCAAGATCAGTTGGAATGCAGTTGCAGGGGCATCTTGGTATCGTGTCTACAAGAATCAGGGAGGCCTTTACGGTTATATCGGCGATACGGATGGAACATCCATCATGGATGACAACATCAAAGCTGATACGAGCATTACTCCACGTCGTTATGACGACGTCTTTAAACAAGCAAAGGGCATTATCAGTGCAACGGTTACGAATGGCGGAGCTGGTTATTGGCCTGCGGGGATCGCCCCGCTGCCTAAGAATTTCCTAGAGACGTTCAAGGACAAGTGCAGGACTGACAGGTACAAATTTAAACATGATGAAGCCGGACACCATTTCAATCCCAGTATCACGTATAAGGATGGGGCTCTGATCATTCAGTCTGGGTGGGAATCTGGATCTTTCTCTGGGTCTCTAATGAACCCAGAGATTGCAATTGTCGACGGCGACCATCCAAAAGAAAATGGGCCTGGTTCTGGGGCTGATGTTTCTTGGGAATTCACGAGATCAACTGAATCTAGAGAAGGATATACGTCGGATGAGACATATACTGAATATCGATATACAGTAAAAATTACAAGCATTACCGTGAATAATTCTGGGACGAATTACAAAAAGCCGTATTTAAGAATTCGCTTTGATTTTGCGCGCTCTAAAGATTGGTGGTACGACCGAATTCTTATTCCCCTAGAAGTTGTTGAGTCACCTACGTGTAATATCACTGACACCACCGGATTTGGTGGTGAGGTTACGCTCGGCGTCGCTGATGGGAAGATTGTTTCTGCAACGGTACGGAGTGGCGGGCGTGGTTACACGAATCCTCAAGCTCACATTTATTCGGCGAGTGGCGCAGGCGCTTCTATTCGCTTACAGGTCGGCGATGCCGGAGACTATCCGGCTGCAGTTGGCTATTTCGAACAGCGCCGGTGCTTTGCGGGTATGCGTAATGATCCCCAACGCATTGTGATGTCTCGTTCCGCAACTGAATCTGATTTTTCCTATTCGTTGCCAACTCGTGATGAAGATCGTATTTCCTATGCGATTGCTGTCACTCAGTTCAATCAGATTCGACACATCATTCCATTGTCGCAACTTCTACTGCTGACATCTGGTGCCGAGGTTCGCATTGACTCTCTTAACTCCGACTCTCTCACACCGACGTCTTTCAGTGCTCGAACACAGGCGGCTGAAGGTGCCTCCAACGTGCAGCCAGTGATGGTCAACAATAATCTTATCTATTGTGCGGCTCGAGGTGGTCATGTTCGCGAATTTGCATATCAGTATCAGGCTGGTGGGTTTGTTACATCTGATCTCTGTCTGCGCGCACCTCATCTTTTCGACTTCAAAACGATACAGGACCAAACTTTCTCAAAAGCACCTGTACCGATGCTTTGGTTTGTTTCTTCAGACGGCACCCTCCTAGGGCTTACGTACATTGCTTCTGAGGGAGTTGGGGCATGGCACCAACATCAGACAGACGGCGCCTTTGAGAGCTGTGCCTGTGTTGCCGAAGGTGATGAGGATGTCCTTTACTGTGTTGTTCGTCGAGACAATCAACGCTTCATTGAACGTATGGCGAAGCGTAACTTTGACAGTCAAGCTGACGCCTTCTTTGTTGATTGTGGAGGAACATACCGAGGAAATCCAACGACGATTGTTAGCGGGTTAACGTGGCTTGAAGGTAAAACCGTATCAATTCTGGCAGACGGTGCTGTGCTTCCTCAACAAATAGTCAGCGATGGAAGAGTTAACCTTGAAGTCCCAGCGTCTGTTGTTCATGTAGGACTGCCATATACCAGTGATCTGAAGACTCTCCCTTGCGTCCTGAACGATTCGAGTTATGGATCTGCTCGGCAGAAGAATGTGACGAAGGTCTATCTACGAGTCTACCGTTCCTCAGGGATTCAAGCCGGCCATTCTTTTGATGATATTGCTATGGTTGAATACAAACAGCGTAAGGCAGAACAACCAGGAGATCCCGCTGAACTTGTGACTGGAGAAATTCCATTGCAGCTCAAACCCTCATGGACAGATTCCGGTCAGATCTGCGTTAGACAGGAGGATCCTCTGCCTGTAACAATACAAGCGGTCACCGGGATTATCTCGGCTTGATTTTTCGGCGTTCATAAAGCGAGCCGGTAGGGAAGTACCTTTCGAGCATCTCGAGAGGTATTTTCTATGAATGAAAACAGAGGTTCGCTGAGCTTCCTAAACGTTGATGTCTACCGATCATCACCATGGGACTCGTATGGGACTTTTCGATCTGGAGCCGGATCGTATTCCTGGAATGCCCCTGTTCAAACATCAATGGGGCAGCAGCAGTCTTCGGCCACGAAAGGCATGACGCAAGTTGAAGCGACCAATTCCATTGGTGAAGGCATCAAGAGCATGCCGAACTTCAACAACTTTGTCCAGGGGATGAAAATCGGTTATCAGGGCGTTAAAGATACGCTTGGCCCGTTTCTCTCTTATCGCAAAGCAAAGCAGCAGAAGGCGATTCTTGGCATGCAAGCCGAGCTTCTGGATATGCAGGCGCGAACGTATCAGACGGCCGCGGATGATGCCATGCGTGCAGGCATGCAGCAAGCTTCAGCAATTTCCTTCCAAACTGGACAGCAGAAGTCCTCGGCTCGAACTTCCATGGCCGCACATGGTGTGCGTGTTGGGGCTCAGGGTTCAAGCGCAGAAGTTTTAACGGATTACGACATCTCGAAGGAGATTCAGGTCAATCAGATCATGGCGAATGCCGTCGCGCAGTCTTTCGGATACCGCCGTGCTGCCGTAGGCGTCTCAAATAAGGCTTTGGCTGTTCGCTCTGCGCAGAAATCCATCACACCTTGGGCAGCAGCGATTACGACGATGGTACGAAGCGCAATGGAATCCTCCGACATGATGGGCAGCATGTCTGGTGGCGGAAAAGGCGGTGGTATGAGCGGAAGTACCTGGCAGAACTTTGGCTCCTTCTTTGGTAAGGGTGCTGGCAAAGCGGCCGGCGGCATGAGCGCCGCTAAATAAGGAAGATATGGCTATTACTGTTCCGAAAAATCCATTCAGTATCAATGTTGCTATTGGTTCGACGGAAAACATGGGAGGTCTTCAAGCGGCTCCCAAAACAGAGTTCTCACAGGACGCATTGGCACAGAGCGTAGTAGAGAGGTTCGACAAATTCTCTCAGACTGTGGACAAGTGGCAGAGCGAACTTGATCAGGTTCGCGCCAAGGATTTGATTACTCAGCTCGAAGAGAAGCGCCTTGATCTTCGTTACAACAAAGATTCCGGCTATCAAACCCTGTTGGGGATTAATGCTCTTGAACGTCCGGATGGGAAGAGTCTTACGGATGAGGTGAGTGCAAATTTCAAAGAGACATACGATGCGATTCGTTTGAAGGCAGGGAATCCACGGCAGCGTGCCGCATTGGATGCTTACTTTCAGGATGCGTCAGCCAAATTGAGAAGTGATGTTGGCTCTTGGGAGTTCAAACAAGCACAGGTCTATCAAGTGGATCAGGCTCAGGCGCAATTTCGGTTGGGCATGACTCAAGCGCTTTCAGACGATCCCGAATTGCAAGCTTCAGGAGAGGCCGTAGTTCGTGACGCCGCTTTGACAGTCGCACGAATTAGCGGCAAGACGGTCGACATGGCTAAATATATGGGGCCGATTCATGCCATGCGTATCTCCAAGATGGTTGACGATCTGTCCCCTATGGAGGCAAAAGCATATCTGTCGGTGCATCGGGATGAGATGTCGGCCGACCAAATCGTGCAGGCTGATAAGTACGTCCGGGCAGGGCTTCAGGATCAGAAGGAAAAGCGTATCGCGGCGAGCATTCTGAAGTCGGCTAAATCAGAGTCAGAAGCCCTTAAAGCAGTGGCTGGTCAGGATGAAAAATCTCGTGCTGGTGTAGAGAGAATCGTGAAGAAACACTACGCCCTTGAAGATGCAATCAAAAAAGAGCGTCTCTCAGAGATCACGGATGCGGTTTGGAATTTCGTAGCGGACAAAGTTTAGAAAGGCGAGGAAGTGACGATTCCCACCACTTTGATGGAAGATCTTCGCGAACTTGATCCTAAGGGATACCTGTCACTGAATACTTATATTGGCAAGCTTGAGCGTGGGGAATCTGTAAAAACAGATATGACGACATGGGGGATGTTAGAACGCATGTCTGCTCAGGATCCAGAAAGTTTTGCCAATCTCAATTTGAATTCTTTTGCTGATCGAATCAGTCCTACTGATTTAAAAGGGCTTAAGCGAACTCAAGAACAGTTATCGAATGAAGACCGAAAGGCTTACCTGAGCGACGTGAAATCGTTAGTGAAGGCAAATAAAAAACTGAAAGCACGTTGGCCGGAGGTTTTAAATGCGGCTGGCGAATGGTTCGATTATCAGGCGCAACAGTATCAGAAAGGTGTCATACCACGAGATGTTCTTGAGCGCGGCAAAGCGGGGATCGTATCTAGGCTGGAGGGTTCTGGATGGTTCTCTGATGATCCTTATGCCTTTGAGGCGATCAATTCCGGTGCAGTAACGGATATTGCTTCGGGGCTTTTCCGTGGTGCTTACAAAGTGTCTGGGTCTGATGCTGACAACAAGACATTCGTTCTCAAAAAATTTGGCATTCAGCTTGATTCACTGTCGAAGGAACAAAAAGCCGTGGCCGATGCGTTGCGCCGTGGCTATGGATGGCCGCCAGAAGTGATGGCTCAAGCCTTGAGAGAGCTTGAGAAGCACCGTAAGGCATCCAAATATGCGTCGAACGCACAGATCACTAATGAAGATATATCGAACATGTGCGCGGCCATCATTTTTCAGAATCCTCAGAAGGCAAAGTAATGGCTCAGATTACCGTTCCCGGCAGCACTGCAGAATCTACTAACGTCACTCCTGTCTCCGCGGAGGTGCCAACAGGCGTGACGCTTCCTGAACAGATTGGCGACTTCACAGCACAAACGAATGCGGCCGAGCCGTCAGGGCCAACTGTGGATGCTGCGCAAGATCTTCCGATTGAACAACCGGAATGGAACTACTTTGATGATCAATACGAAATTCGTCGCATGGCGGCAGATGCACTTGATCGCGGCGATTCGCAAAAGGCTATTCGTGTGGCGGCGCTTGCTGAGCACTACAACCGTTCACAGCTTGAGGTAGAACTCAACCTTGATCGAGAAGAGAAACGCCTGCAGCGCGAACAGACCGAAACGTTGCTTGCAGATTTGCCGACCTCGAGTCGTTATTTTCAGGAGAACCCACTTGAAGCGCCAATCTTCAAAAATGATCTGAAACCGCTGGCACTGATGGAGAAGCAGTTTGGGAGGCTCGGATCGGCACAGTCATGGAAACCTGAAATTGATCCGCACACCAAACCTTCTGGAACATTCAGCCGTGAAAAGCCACTGCGTCTTGGCGACGATGAATCCACTGGGGATGAAGAACTTGACGAACGTATTCAGCTCGTAAAGAGACCTGGTGACTATTTGTCTGACACCGTTGGACATCTTGGTGATTGGTACAAAGTTGGCACGCTTCAGACAGAACAAGGACTTCTTTGGAATCGTGCGCGTCAAGGCTTCACGCGGATTGATGAACATCTCCTCAGTGAGGATCGTCGGCTCGAGTCGGAAATGAAAACCCTTACGGGAGACGCCGAAGGAAATGCCATTTATGAGGCTGCTATTGTAGTTGGTCAAATGGTTTCTTCAATGTTCTCGGGAAGTGGTATTGAAGGAGCGGCCAAAGGTGCAGCGGTCGGAGGTATGTCTGCTTCCGTCATTCCTGGTATTGGCACTGTGGCAGGTCTTGTCGGCGGGTCAGCGCTTGGTGCAGCAACACAGTCCACTTTTGATGTCGAAGCAGGGTCTTCTTACCGTGACATGTATATGGCTAAGGTTGATCCGGCTGCTGCACGTTGGTTGTCGACTGGAGCAGGGGCTGTCAACTCTCTTATAGAAATGGTTGGCATAAAGGTGCTTGGCTCCGCCGCCAAGCCTCTGCTTGGTACCTTGATGACAAAGTATGGGGCAAAGACCGTGAATGCCGCACTTGCCACGCCGACGATGGGAACAGTTCTGAAGCATGCGGCATTGGCCTATGCAGGAGGTGTTGGTGAAGAGGTCGCAACTGAAGTCATGCAGGAAGGCGTGAATATGGCGTCCGAAGAGATAGCTCGCCTTTATGCCAATGGAAACTTTGGTGCAGTGAATGGAGAGGCACTCTTTGATCGATTGTCTGAAATCGCTTGGAAGACGCTGCAGGCTACGGCAGTACTTGGCGCTTTGGGTGGTGGTGCTGCAGTCGGCGTTGGCGCACATAAGGTACATCGTGCAAACCAAACAAAAGAATTCTTTGAGACAGCAGCACAGGCTGTGCCGCAGATGGAGTCTATTCAGACGGCTCCAAACAAGATTCAGGCATTAATCGCTCGTCAGGCAGATGCAGCAGGAGCGCCGACCACTTACATTGACGGAGCAGAGTTCCGTCAGGCAATGATTGATCAAAACGTCTCTATGACTGATCTACGGCAGATTGCGCCAGAAGTCGCAGATCAGGTTGAAGCTGCTGCCGATCTGGGAGTCGATGTTGAGGTGTCGACCTCTGAGTACGCTACTAAATTCGCAAGTACACCGCTCGGACAGCGTCTTACAGATCATGTTCGTCTTGCTCCAGATGCCTTGAGTGTGGCAGATCTAATCAAGGTTGACCAGGCTCGCAAGGATCTCATGAAGCAGATCGTGAAGGCATCTTTCGATGGCAATGAGCAGAAACTTGCCGATCGGTTCTTAGATTCTGTCGAAAACCGACAGTGGCGTCAGGAGAGCTCACGTATCGAAAAAATGCTTGCCGCACAGATTCATACTGTCGCTCCACATTTTCAAAAGGCGGAAGTTCTCACGCAGGCTCGACTTGGTGCGTCAATGGTGACGTTACTCGCTCAGCGCTCGGGCATTCCAGCCGAACGGATTGGACAAATCATGCCGACGATCCTGGCGAAGCATACCTACGTGAACCAAAAGAAAATGCGTCAGTGGTTACGCACTGACGCATCTCTACGCCTTGAGAACGTTTATGACTCCGGGTCCAATTCCCTTCGGGGCTCTCAAGGCGTTATGGGGAATACCATACTCACAGAATTGGATCTTGTCAAGGCAAAGGAGAAAGTTCCGGGCTTTTACCAGGTTGTGCATGGGCAGGATGGGGTGACCGCACAGATGAACGGCACGAGTCCCCAGGAGAAGTTGGCGCAGGAGGTGGCCGCTTGGGAGAAGCAGATAGATCAGATGCAGAGCAAACCTACTCAACCTGTGCTGATGCTTAAGCAGACACCGTTAGTGATGCATTTGGTTGGTGCGGATTTTCATGAATTGAAGGCCCATTCCCATGTTTTTGACGGTTTATTCCCAGAAGCCAAAAGATCAAGTCCAAATCACAACATACATGTTGAGATGACGCGTGACGTGCTGAAACAATTACCAACTGCTCTAGCCGATCCAATCGCCATCTTCAAGGACGATCGACGGGATGGATCCTTCACGTTTATGCTGGAATTGACCGATTCAGACGGTAAAACCGTTGTTGCTCCCGTCTCTTTTAATGCTCATGGGCCGCGAGGGGCGGAGCTGAATCTTTTGAAGACGGCATTTGGGAAGAATGGAAATCTTTGGTTTGAGTTACAACTTCGCAATAATCCTGAACTCCCGGATAGCTGATCCATATTTATATTGATCAGCATCAATT